ATGAAGGAGATAGAGTAGTTTTAGAGAAGGCCGAAGCAAGGGAGATATTCCGAACTTGGGAATCCTTCAGAGATAACGATTTTGTTCGTGCCAGGCTTGAAAGATGCGAAAAGGTCTATGGATCAGGAGCAAGAGATCGGGTCAGGTTTTATATGTCAAATGAAAGAAGGACAAATTGAATGAGTTGGCTTTATTCGCAGGTGCTGGTGGAGGAATACTTGGGGGACAACTTCTCGGATGGAGAACAGTCTGTGCCGTTGAATGGGAGCCATACGCAGCTTGCGTACTTGCCGCCCGACAAAATGACGGCCTTCTCCCGAGTTTCCCGATTTGGGATGACGTTCAAACCTTTGACGGAAGACCTTGGAGAGGAGTTGCTCAAGTCATTTCGGGAGGATTTCCTTGTCAAGACATTTCCATTGCAGGAAAAGGAGATGGACTTGATGGAGAGCGATCAGGAATGTGGAAGCAAATGGCGAGGATCATTTGCGAAGTGGGACCAGAGTACGTCTTTGTGGAGAACTCACCAATGCTCGTTTCTAGGGGACTTGGAGCCGTTCTCGGAGACTTATCCTCAATGGGGTTTGATGCGAAATGGGGAATTGTGGGAGCAAAAGACGTTGGTGCAAACCACCAAAGGGACAGAATCTGGATTGTGGCTCACTCCAACAGTAATGGATGGACTACCCGCAAGAAATCCAGAAGCCTTGGAGAGACAGTATCAAAACAACAGGAAGGGCAGGACAACCCACTCCACTCTGAGGGAACAAGTAGTCTATCCACCACCGAAACAAATGTTTCCCACACCAAATGCTTGGGATGGGAAAAGAGGTCCTCGCTCAGAAGAACACCTAAGAACGAAGAAAGCACAAATAACCTTGGTGACGGCAGTAGCCCATCTGGAGAGGGAGAACTTTCCAACTCCATGTGCGACAGATTACAAAGGGGCAGGTCAGACGGGACAACTGAAAGACAGATTGGATTACGCTGCCGAAAGGGGAGCAACGAAAAGCAAAACCTTTACGGAGCCGACAGTTCCTGGTGGTCAGTTGAACCCGACTTGGGTAGAGTGGCTCATGGGGTGGACGCTAGGGTGGACAGACTTAAAGCCATTGGCAATGGACAAGTCCCTCTCTGTGCCGCAACTGCATGGGGACTTTTGAAATGACCTTTATGACAATGTTTATGGTTTACGGGGAGCCAGTAGGCAAGGGGCGGCCCAGGTTTGCTAAACGTGGAAACTTTGTATCTACATATACCCCACAGAAGACCAAGACCTATGAAGATGAAATTAGGATGATGGCTAGAGCTGCAATGGGTAGTTCAGAGCCACTAGAAACCCCTGTAACAGTAGCAATCTATATCAGAGTTGGAATACCCACATCATTCTCAAAGCAGAAGAGAAAAGATGCCTTGGAAGGAATACTCAAGCCAACTAAGAAGCCTGACATTGACAACATTGCCAAGTGTTTCCTAGATGGTATGAACAACATTGTTTATCTGGATGACAAGCAAGTGGTAAACCTACACATTACAAAAGTCTATGCAGAAACCCCTGCCGTAGAAGTAATGGTTAAGGAAGACTTAGGGTAAATCCCTATGGTATTACGCAAACAAATAGGTAAGATTTAATTTTTAACAGGAGTAAATATCATGGAAAGCACTTGGGAATTTGACACAACTACTGGAGCAGGTAGTGAGGTAGTGACAGTTGTTTACGAATATGAGTTTGATGGCGAGACAACCTACAACGAATCAATCAAAGAGATTTGGTTTGAGGGACGCAATGTTGTTGGACTAATCTCTGATGAGCAGTTCAAAGAGTTAGAGATGGAGGGAGCCATGAGGTTCCAAAGCCACAAACTCAACTATAAGACCGAGGATGTATGACCAACCAAGAAAGAGATTTGTTTGTTAAGGCTTGCAAACTTTTAACTGTTGCCAGCTTTTATAGCGACAAAAACAGGCAAGAAAGCAAAGTTGTTGCTGAACAAATACAAGAAGCATTAATTATTCACGCATCAAATTTATTGGCAAAACAATACGAGGATGTATGAGTAAACAATCTGTTTGGCAGCTAATTCTTGTGGCACTAACGGCTTTTTGGGCAGGAGTGCTTGTTTTGCTGAGGTTTTGGTATGACTGAAGTAATTGGTTGGATGTTGATTGGTGTTTTTTTTGGATTGCTTCCGCAAATTTGTGTTGCATTGTTATCTGTCATTAAAGACAAACAAAAGGAGCATAAAACATGAAAACAGATGAGGATGATGAGTTTGACCGCATTGAGCATGAGAATCAAATGCGAGGGCAGCCCTACCACTTTGAAGTGTTTGTTTCACCATCTCAAAGAAACCAAGTCCTTGAAGAAGTAGCCAAAGAGTTTGACAAGATGAAAGCCTTTGGCAATACAGCACAGAGTTTTGCTACTTTTGTGCGAGATTTAAAAACACTACCATCAATATGAAAAAAGAACTTTTAATCGGTTGTGGATCTAACCACACAAAGAGATTGTCAGCAGATGGAACCAAAGTCTGGAGCAATATAACCACTCTGGACTACAACGCTGACCATAATCCAGACGTTTATTGGGACTTGATGAGCTTGCCTTTGCCTTTTGAAGACAAGCAGTTTGATGAGATTCATGCTTACGAGGTGCTTGAGCATCTTGGTCAACAGGGTGATTACAAGCTTTTCTTTGCCCAATTCTCAGAATTCTGGAGACTTCTCAAGCCAAATGGTCATTTCCTTGCGACTTGTCCATCAAAAGATTCAGTCTGGGCATGGGGTGATCCAAGCCATACAAGAATCATGCAGCTTGAGCAATTGGTATTTTTATCCCAAAGAGAATACAAGGAGCAAGTAGGCAAAACACCTATGTCAGACTTTAGGAATATCTATAAAGCAGACTTTGAGACTGTCTTCCAAGAAGATGATGGGGAAACCATTAGGTTTGTACTGCAAGCCATAAAGAATTGATTTTGTAGCTATAATTCAAGCCATGAAACAACGTGGCGGCTTAAGAAAAGGTGCTGGTAGGAAAAAGATCAGCGAACAAGGTAGGACTATCCGAGCAAGGGTAGCGCCTATCCATGAGCAAGCATTGACCTTGGCAGGAAATGGAAGCCTGTCAGAAGGTATCCGCAGATTGGCAGAGAAACATTGGAGATTAATTCATGGAGAGCCAGATAGATCCAACAAAAGCAATTCAGTATTTGATCGACACCGCACCCTTGTACGCCCAAGCGAAGTCCGAGCGCCTGTACTTGGAGGAGTTCCGCAAATCAAAGAAGGCTCACCTGATGAGCCAGGCAGGGACGGAAGTTCTGGGTAAACAAGAAACCTTTGCCTATGCCCATGAAGAGTACATCCAAGTTCTAGAAGGCATAAGAGCTGCCGTGGAAAAGGAAGAGAAGTATCGGTGGTTGATGACCGCTGCCCAAGCAAGGATCGAAGTCTGGAGAACCAACCAGTACTCAGCCAGAATGGAAATCAGGGCAACCCAATGAACAACAAGCTGAACGCAAAGGAAAGATTGCACCTAGCCTTGGTCAAATCTCTCCCTTGTTCAGTTTGTGACGCATCAGGACCATCAGAAGCCCATCATTACAAGCAGGGTCTTCAATACACCTGCATAGCCCTATGCAAAGACTGCCACACAAATCCAACTCTAGGATGGCATGGTCAAAGACGTATGTGGCACATTAAAAAGATGGATCAGATTGAAGCCCTTAACATCACAATTATGAGACTTCTGTCTGCCAGGTCTGAAAATGAAAATGCTTTCTAATTTCCAAACTTTCAAAAACTTTGAGTTTCCAAAAATTGGTTAAATTAACTTCCCAAAAAGTAAACGCCACTTTTTTGTAAAACCTTGCTCGATTAGGGTAAACACTTAAATTTTTGTAAGTAAGCACTCACTTACATTATCGATGTTAGTTGGCACTCACTCACTTAGCAGCAAAAACTGATGCGTGAGTCATGTCCCAGATTGCGCCTAAAATCGATTTTAAAGGCTTTTTTAGCTTACTTTTTCGTTTTCCAATGGTAGGTATGCATCAACTATAAAAAATGCCTCAAATCCAAGATCCCAGGATGTGAGTGCTTACTTACTTAGGAGATCCAAAAAAAGAGGTTTTTAGCCCCTTTTCTTGGATCACCTAATCAGAGAGATGGCAATAATTGCCAAAACTGAGAGGGTGAAATACAGAGAGGTTTTGAATCAGGATCATCCAAAGATTGAACCCAATATGCACAATCATCCTCATCAATTACCTCATACATATCAGAGGCATCCAATAATAAAACCCCTATAGCCCCTTTCATTTGTCCAATTTCATTATGCTGCACGATTAGATTCTCCTAATTCTTTGCATCTACATCCAAATCCATCTACTGCAGGGCAGTCTAAAAAATGTGAATCATTTTCTAAAAATTTATGCAATTCAGGGTTTTTTTCTTGCAATTCCATGATGATGTAATCCCTCAGGACCGCCTCTATCTCATCCTGAACGCTCCCACTAAAGTACATCCCTGCTAGATCCCCAGTTTCAACGCCTATGATGTCCTGAATGTGTTTACAGGCTACATTGAGGGCATCCCCTGCTAGATCTCTCACATCATCTTTGGTCATGTAGTGCCATGCTTTCATTTGTTCACCTCATCACATAAACCCAAGTCTTCACGAATAACTGCCATTGCTAAACAAATGTCTTCCCAGATCTCATCAAATTGCTCATCTCCCTCTGGGATTAAATCCTCTCTGTATGCATGAAGGGCATCCCAAATAATATCAAGTTGTTTTTCTATATCGTGCATGATTACGCCTCTTCCATATCTTTAATAAAATCTACTCTTTGTTCATGGCATTTTTTAGATAATACTAATAATTCTCTAGCATCATCCTCTTCTAAACCATAATATTCTGCAAAAACCTCAATAGTTAAAAAGTTATTAATCCAGTCTAAATATAGATCTGCAAGATAATCTCTCAAGTATTTAATCTTATTCATTATTTAACCCTCACATTAAATTCTTGAATACTAAAATTTCTTATTTCATTTTCTTTAGCGCATTGAAGGGCTAATTCTTTAGAAGAGAAAACCGCAACAATATCACCCTCTTCAGTTAATACAAATACTTTATGCATAATGAACCCCTTTAATTTGAACAAAACCCGATTGATCCTTTTTTGCTTTACCTTTAGCATATAAAGCCACTACTACATTTTTCGGCTCAATATGTCTTACATCAGTATCATCCCCATCAATAACCTCCCAAAATCTAAAGCTTGAGGGAATATCCTCTTTTCTTTGGAAAACTACCGCTACTCTAGAATTATCCTTATTGGTTAATCCTTTTATTGATATTGGTTTTGGGGTAATGCTAGAGAATGAATAGGTTAAATCATAGTTTCCTGATGTTTTACCCTCTAGGTTTCTAGATGGATGTTTTGTGTAATCATAAAATTGGACACTATTAAATAAACTAAATATTGTCCTATTTGGAATAATCTCAAAATTTTCCCAAGGGATATCGCTGGTGCCATTTAGTCGCACTAAAAGTTTCTGATTATTCTTTTGTGCCTTTTCTCTTAATGTCCAAATATCTGCACAAAGAGAAAACAAAAAGCTTTTTTGTTGTGTGTACCAAAACTCAGTTTTTGATTTTCTCGCCTGCTGCACGCTATTAAATGCGCCTCTCCCTGATGTGTAGAGGCATCCTTCCATGCATCCTGCAAGCTTTGCAAGGGGACAAAGGTTATCGTCAGGGGTTAGGTAGAGGATGGCGGTTAAAAAGCCCATCTTCTCCCCTTTGATTGTCTTCGTTGATGCGGTTCCTAATAGCTTTTTATAGATAAGCCCATCTTTTTTCATGATTGATCTGTAAGGATTAAACATATTCACGCCTTTTAAATGTTGATTGATTATTCAGTAAAACCAAAAGTCTCAAAAACTAGATCATTAACCTCCTTTTTTGGTGTTCCTACTAAAAACCTTTTAAGGGCATTAGATGTGTGATAACCATATCTACCGCCTCTATTGGTGTCACTATCGCAAGCCCATCTTGTCCATTTAGATCTAACGATAGCCTCAGTCTCCATTTCAGAATAACCAAGATCTAAACACATTTGAATAACCGCATCCCAGTTTTTATAGGCATCAAAAGAATAAGCGCCTGATGTGTGATACGCCAAAGCTTTAGCTTTATCTGTGATTCTCATTATGAATCTCCCTCATCAATATCCATCCATTTTTCAATTGGTTCTACGCCATGAATTAAAAGAGACTGAATAGAATCAATAATCATTTCTGCATGGAATTTATTAAATTGATCGCTTTTTAAATAGGTTTTGAATGCTATTAATACGCCAAAGACTGAGTTAATCTCATTAATGCCTTCATAGATCATCCATTCATTGATAACCTTTGGATGGCGTTTATCTTTTTTAATTACTTTAGTCATATTGCATTCACCTCATAACTTAGATCTTTAGAAACTACCTCATAACCCAATTGCTTAATTAGCTTAATGGCTTGATAAGAGAGGGTTTTAGTTTTTGCTAATTCTGCAAAGGTTTTAGCTTTGTCGCATATTGGATAGAATAAAAATCCTCCATATGCTTTATCTATTTGGATAGTAATGGTTAGTTTTTCCATGATGTACGCCTTTTAATAAACTTTGTAAATTTCAACTACTGTATCGGGATGGAACCATCTTTGTTTTGAAGTAGGTTCATTTTTATGAGATAAATAAACTGTATTCTCAGATCTCTCCCTCCATGCAGATCCAACTTCGTCATAAAGGATTTTCCCTTTACAAACTGTGAATCTCCAATCATTGGGAATTGATCCATTTGTTTCAAGATCTGCAAGGTCAGTTATAGCCATTGAGCAAATCAAATATTTCCAAGTATGATCTTTCATATTTACGCCTTTTAAATTAATTGATATTTATTTGGATGATTCTTTTCAAGATAGTTAATAACTACCTTTTGGTCTAATGTATTTAATACACTAAATGTGAATTTATCATCTCCTTCCAATTTAAATGGGGTTCCTTTTTTCTTTGCATTGGCTACCTTCTTTTGATAGTTAACCTCACTAATCAACTCTTCAATGTAGAGGGATGGTTCCATGTGTAGCAATTTCCCAAGGCAATCCCATTTGGGAAGGGTTTTGCAATAGGCATCAAGCTTTGCATAGTTAGGGGTAACCCAATGCCTGAATTGCTTATCATTCTCTTCGTCATAGTAGCCATCAATCTCTACCTTTGGAGAGTTGACATCTAAGGTCATGATCTGAGTCTCGCCTCCTACGCCTTCATTCAGGACAAGGGCTATCTTGTCTCCATCACAGTAAAGAGTGCATGAGTAGCCTCCTCCATCCCATGTGTTCCAAGTCTTAAGGTTTTTGATTGTGTATGTCATTGTGTGTACGCCTATTAAAAAGAAAAGAGAGATCTTATTTAACCAAAACATCAAAGTATGCAAGCATTAAACAGAGTGCTGCACCTAGGAGGATGATGGCAAAGATGGATTGAAAGATGATTGATTTCATATGTACGCCTTTTGAGTAGTGTCCAAGATTAGACACATCAAGATCCTAACCAGTTTTAAAGCTTTTTTTCAGATCAACCTAAGAATTTCAGAACTAAAAACCCTTACATGGAAACCCTAATAATCCATTTGATTCTGTAGCTACAATTAATAAAAAGAATAAAGGGATAACCCATTACATATGCTCCTATTTAGGTAAGGGATGTAATAAGGGATAAGAGAGGATACATAAGGGATAGGACAAGGGTTAGGGTATTGGTAAGCATTAACCTAGAAACCTATGGAGAAACCCTTTAGACATCCCTCTATCTACATCCTTTGCGCCCATGAGACAAACTATGCAAAAAATGCATAACCTCAGGACCAAGGGTTTACCCTATCAGGGTTTACCCCAGGAGCTGGATAGGCATACAGTACTGGACCAACATACAGTAGTGTTTACCCTCATAGGGTTTCTACCTAGGGGTTTACCCTATCAGGGTTAGTACGTAAGGGTAGGGTTTACCAGTAAGGGTTTACCCCCCCCTTGAGTTAAACCGAGGTGGCGCAGTAACAGGGGACATAAACACACATGGAATCAATACTTAATCCATAGACCCCCCTACCCCCACCCACAACCACAAAAGATAGTCCCAAAAAAATTTTTTATAGTTTAGAATTTGTAACCATTAAATCAAGGAGAAGACATGGCAGGATTTCCTATGCGGAGAGCGTTGGAGAAGAAGATAGAAGAGCTTGGAGGGATAGAGTTCGTTACCGCACATATCTCTCAAGGAATGACCATTGGACGCTTGGCAGAGTTCATAGAGTGTTCTAGGCCCATGCTTTCTTTTTGGATAAACCATACTGATGAGAGAAGGGATGCGGTGCTTGCTGCTAGAAAGCTAAAGGCTGAGAAACTGGCAGAAGAGGCTCTAGAGATTGCGGATGAGGCTGATGAGACATCCAACTCAGGAGTTAACAAAGCCAGGTTGCAAGTTGACACCCGTAAATGGATGGCCTCCAAGCTAGACCCTGAGAACTACGGAGATACTGCTAAAACCCAAGTCAATATCTCTTTAGGTGATCTACACCTACAAGCTTTAAAGCATATGGGTAAGGCTGAAGTTGTAACCTTGGAAAACAATGGCTAATAATCCATTTATCCAGTTCATTACCCTGTATAGGAATGACCCTGTTCTGTTTGTCAAAGAGGTACTTGGAGTAGAGCCTGATGATTGGCAGCAAGACTTTCTAACTGCCGTAGCCTCTGGTGAGCGAAAGATCTCAATCAGGTCTGGTCACGGAGTAGGTAAGTCAACCACCGCTTCTTGGGCAATGCTATGGTTCTTGTTAACTAGATACCCTGTTAAGGTAGTGGTTACTGCCCCTACTTCTGCCCAACTGTATGACGCTTTGTTTGCCGAGCTTAAAAGATGGGTCAAAGAACTACCCAAACCTATCCAAGACCTACTTGATGTCAAACAAGAGAGGATAGAGCTAAAGGCGTCCGCTACCGAGGCGTTTATCTCTGCCAGAACTTCTCGTGCTGAACAACCCGAAGCCCTGCAAGGTGTCCACTCTGAGAACGTCATGTTGGTGGCAGATGAAGCTTCTGGTGTCCCAGAGGCAGTGTTTGAGGCCGCTGCAGGTTCTATGTCTGGGCATAACGCTCTAACCATACTATTAGGCAATCCAGTTAGGTCTTCTGGCTTCTTCTTTGACACCCATAATCGGCTCAAAGATGAGTGGTGGACAAAGAGAGTATCTTGTATTGACTCTACTCGGGTGAGTAAAGAGTACGTAGAAGACATGAAATCCCGCTATGGCGAGGAAAGTAATGCCTATCGGATCAGGGTTCTGGGTGAGTTTCCAAGGAGCGATGATGACACGATTATTCCTATGGAGTTGCTTGAGTCTGCTAAACACAGAGATACAAGAGCTTATGAAGACGCTCCGATCATTTGGGGACTCGATGTGGCTCGTTTTGGCTCCGATTCTTCAGTTCTATGTAAACGTCAGTCTAATGTTGTACACACTCTTGAGAGGTGGAGGAACTTGGACCTGATGCAGTTAACAGGTGCGGTAGTCGCCCAATACGAAGCTTGTGACCATAAGAGCCGCCCAACAGAGATTCTGGTTGACTCAATCGGACTCGGCGCTGGTGTTGTTGACCGACTCAGAGAACTAAAACTGCCCTGCCGAGGGATTAACGTATCAGAAAGCCCTGCTATGGGTGGGACGTATCTCAACCTGAGAGCAGAACTATGGCATAAAACCAAGGCTTGGCTAGAGAAGCGGGACTGCAAGATACCCAATAATGAGGATTTCATTGCTGAACTGGCGACAGTCAGGTACACCTTTACGTCTAACGGCAAGATAAAGATTGAATCTAAAGATGATATTAGACGTAGGGGATTGAAATCTCCTGACATGGCTGACGCTTTTGTCTTGACATTTGCCTCAGATGCCGCCACCATCTCTTGGGGGTCTAACCTATCTTGGGGTAAACCGATTAAAAGGTTAATTCGAGGCTTGGTCTGATTGCCGTTGCCATTTTGAGCCACCCTAAAAAAGTGGCTCTTTTTTTTATTAACACAGTATGGTAGTATTACGCAACCTATATTGGAGATTCCTATGAAAATGGATGAAGCCGCCAAAAAGATTGGCAAAGTCATGGGTGAATACAAGGATAAGTCATTGCATTCTGGCAAAGGCGGTCCTGTTGTTAAGAATCCCAAACAAGCTATTGCCATTGCATTATCCGAAGCCAAGCGGATGAAAAAGAAATGATTAAGCGTGGATCTGAGGAATTCTCTGGTTATAACAAACCAAAGAGAACCCCTGGTCATCCCGAAAAAAGCCATGCAGTATTGGCTAAGTCTGGTGACGAAGTGAAGTTAATTCGCTTTGGTCAACAAGGTGTTTCTGGCAGTCCTGATGGAACTAAAAGAAACGAAGCATTTAAAGCCCGTCATGCTCAGAATATTGCCAAAGGTAAGATGAGTGCAGCATATTGGGCAAACAAAGTAAAGTGGTAAATATGAACTGCCCTATCGCTACCTATGACATCAAGGTCAACCTTAAAGCCCGTGATTGGGCATTCAAGAATGTTGGCTATGGTCCTGCTAATCCCGAAGAAGATAACATTGACTTCTGGATGGAGAGAGCAGATGAGTGGCAAACTCCTGTTGAAGAAGCCCAGACCATGCGTTGTGGCAATTGCGCTGCGTTTATCCAAACACCTGAAATGCTTGACTGTATCCTAAAGGGTATAGATGAAGAGACTGACGGATATGCCAAGGATGTTCAAGGTGCGGCTAATCTTGGCTATTGTGAACTATTTGACTTTAAGTGTGCAGGTGAGCGTACCTGTTCAGCATGGCTATCTGGTGGCCCTATCACCAAAAAGATGACCAAGAGTCAGCAGAATATGTTGATGATGGCTAAGACTGAATACGACATGGAAGATGAGGAAGATTAAATGGAAGCCCTATTAGCATCTTTTCTTGAGTCACTTATGCCAGCGGCAGTTGGCGGCTCTGAGGCAGTTATGGGTGGCGGTGCAGCACCAATGTCTTTTGGTGATGCCCTTGGTGGCTTTGCACAAAACCAAATTAATCAGCAAATGGCTCCCGCTATGGAAGCCTATAAAGGCATAACCAACCCCAATGCAACTATGGGTGATATGGCTAACTCAGCTTTTAAATATTCCTTTAATCCAAAGGAAGATGAGAAATCATTAATGTTGCCCCAGATGGGTGGTAATTATGGTGGCAGTATGGCTAACAACTATGTTGGCGGCATTCCTTCTCTGTTACAAAATACTGGATCTGGAATACTCCCTTATATCGGTTCACGATAAGGAAATAATATGAATAAAGAAAACCCTATGTTGATGGCAGAAACTCTTCAAGGCCAAATGGAGGGTGATGAAGTAATGTCTGAAGAAGATCTTCAAGGCGTTATTTCTGCTGAAATTTATGATGCTATTTCTTTCATAGATGACGATATTGGCGGCAATCGTGCATTGGCTACTGAGTATTACTATGGACAAGCCTTTGGTGATGAAGAAGAAGGCCGTTCACAAGTAGTATCAATGGATGTACGTGATACTGTGCAAGGCATATTGCCAAGCCTGATGCGTATTTTCTTTGGTCCAGAACGTGTAGTTGAGTTTGCTCCACAAGGACCAGAGGATGTTCAATCTGCTGAACAAGCTACGGACTATGTAGACTTTATCTTCAAGCGAGATAACCAAGGTTTTAAGATTCTCCACTCGGCATTTAAAGATGCTTTGGTTCGCAAGGTAGGAATTATTAAGTACTGGTGGGATGAGTCTGTAGAAGTCAAAGCAGAGTCTTTCTCTATGCTTGATGAGCAAACAATGATGTTCTTGACTCAAGACCCAGATATTGAAATTTCTGCGGTACGTGAGTATCCAGTACCTGGCACTGAGCCAATGAATGATGCCCAAGGCATTATGACTCCACCACCCATGATGTACGATGTGGAGATCAAGCGCAGAATCAAGTCAGGTAAGGTAAAGATTGAGGCTTTACCCCCAGAAGAGTTCCTGATTGACCGCAGAGCAAAGTCCATTGATGAGGCTACTTTTGTAGGCCACAGGACTATGAAGACTGTTTCAGATCTAGTCGCAATGGGCTATGACTATGATGAAATGGTTGAAGTTGCGGGTAATGGGAATGACTTTGATAATAACCAAGAGTACACGGCTCGCAACCCCTTTGCCGTTATCAGTACTGCAAACAATGGTGATCCATCTAGCAAGAGTGTCCTCTACATTGAAGGCTACTTAAAGGTAGACTTTGATGGCGATGGCATTGCTGAAATGCGTAGGATTTGCACAGTAGGAACTGGCAACAAGGTTATCCGCAATGAGATTGTTGATGACCGCCAGTTTGCTGACTTCTGCCCAGACCCAGAACCCCATACCTTCTTTGGTATGTGTCCTGCTGACGTAGTGATGGATATTCAGCGTATCAAGTCCAATGTCCAACGTGGCATCCTAGACTCTTTGGCTCAGTCTATCCATCCCCGTACAGCCATCGTAGAGGGACAAGCCAATATGGAAGATGTCCTTAATACCGAAGTTGGTGCGGTTATTCGCATGAGAGCGCCAGGCATGGTTCAGCCCTTTACAACTCCATTTGTTGGTCAAGCCGCCTTCCCAATGCTTGACTACTTGGATGACATTAAACAAACCCGTACAGGCATTTCTAAGGCTGCCTCTGGCCTAGATGCAGATGCTTTACAAAGCACTACCAAAGCCGCAGTATCGGCTACTGTTAATGCCGCCCATCAGCATATTGAGATGATTGCCCGTATCTTTGCTGAAACTGGTTTGCGTAAGCTATTTACTGGCATCTTGAAACTCGTTATTGAGAACCAAGATAAAGCCCGTATGGTTCGTTTGCGTAATACATTTGTGCCTATTGACCCCCGTTCTTGGGATGCCAAGATGGATGTCATTGTTAATGTTGGTGTGGGCGATGGCACTATTGAAGACAGAATCAATATTCTGAATCAAGTGGCTATGAGACAAGAAATGTTGCTTGAAAAAACAGGTCCTAATAATCCTGTTGTTTCTTTGCCACAATACACAAATACATTAACTAAACTTTTACAGTTGGCAGGTATTAAGGATTCTCAGAATTACTTTAACCAGTTACCTGTTGATTTCCAATTACCACCACCTCCAGAACCAAAGGCTACGCCAGAGGAAATGTTGGCTCAAGTACAGGCTCAATCTATTCAGGCTGATATTCAAAAGAAAGCCGCAGAACTGCAATTAGATCGTGAAAAAATGATAATGTCAGATGATCGTGAGCGAGATCGTATTGAACAAGATGGTATTTTGCGTAGATATGAGCTAGAATTGAAATATGGTGTACAAATTCAAAGTGCGGAAATAGAAGCCGCAATGAATAAAGACCGAGAATTAATCCGTCAACAGGCTGCAATGAATCAGACGCAAGTCCCTCAACAGCCCCAACCAATGATGTAAATGGACGATCTAGAAATTAACCTCGCAAGAGGAGACAGAGCTAAGTTACTTCTTGAGGATGAACTCCTTAATGAAATGCTCAAGCGAATAGAAGACGATTGTTATCGTGAGATTCGTTCTTCCAAATTAATGGAAGGACCAGTTAGAGAGCAAGCTTACTTGCTTCTGACAACAGTTGATATTCTTAGAGCAAAGTTACGCTCTGTTATGGATACAGGCAAGATGGCAGAAGTTGCTCTTGTACGTAGACGGGGTAGACCCCCAAACAAATGATTGTTAAACTAAGAGGTAAATATGTCCGATAACGCAAGTGCAGTCGGTTCGATTACAGTAAACCAAGCAGCGCAAAGTTTTGCTACTATGCTAGACGCTCAAGAGGGCGTTGACACTGGTGCAGAGGCGCAACCAGAGGAGGAGCAATCCGAATCTGAGTCTGAGGAAGTGGAAGCTACGGATACGCAAGATGAAGTAGCGGAATCTTCTGAGGAAGTAGAAGGCGAATACGAAGAGTCCGAAGAAGAAGCTCCTAGGGATGAGAAGTTTGTTGTCAAAGTTGATGGCAAAGAAATCGAAGTCCCAAAGGATGAACTTATTCGAGGTTATCAACGTGAAGCTGACTACACACGGAAAACGCAGAAATTAGCAGAAGAGCGCAAATTAGTCGAGTCTGAGTTTCAGCAAGTACGTGGAGAGCGTGAACAATACTCTCAGATATTAGGACAATTACAGCAAAAACTGCATGAGTTTGAGCCGCAAGAGCCTGATTGGAACCGATTAGAAGTTGAAGACCCAACTGAATATGCCCGTCAATGGACATCACATCAGCGTAGGCAACAGCAGAGATATGCGGTACAAGCAGAGCAAGAGCGCCTTAACCAAATGCGTCAAGCTGAACTACAAAAGACTTTGCAACAAGTCATGGCTACCGAGGTGTCTCGGTTGAAAGAGAAAATTCCAGAATGGAGTTCTCCTGAAAAAGCCAAGGCAGAAGGTAAAGCTTTGTTAGAGTATGGTCAGAATTTGGGCTTTTCCGAGCAGGAACTGAATACGATTACGGATTCACGGGCATTATTGGCGCTTCACAAGGCGTGGAAATATGACCAGATGATGAGTAAGCGTCCAGAATTCCAAGCAAAGATTAAAAAGGCTCCGAGGATGGTTACTCCTGGTTCAGCAGGTAGCGTGAGTTCTAAGTCTAGTGATATAAATAACGCAAAAAAACGCCTTGCACAAACTGGAAGCGTCAGAGATGCCGCATCCCTTTTCGAGAAATTTATTTAAGGAATTATCATGGCTGCTATTACTAACACATACACCCGCTTTGATGCGAAGGGTGTTCGGGAAGATCTTTCAAATGTTATCTATCAGATTTCACCAGAAGAGACTCCATTTATGTCAAACATTGGGCGTGAAAACGTATCCAATACTTTCTTTGAGTGGCAAACAGATGATTTAGCCGCTGCTAGCACAACTAATGCACAGATCGAAGGCGATGACATCACTTCTTTCACAGCAGTTACAGCCACAGTTCGTTTGGGCAACTACACCCAGATTAGCCGTAAGGATGTAATCATTGCTGGTACATTGGAAGCTGTTGACAAGGCAGGAAGACGCTCAGAATTGAGCTATCAAATGGCCAAAAAATCTGCGGAAATTAAGCGTGATATGTGTTCCACAATGTTGGCTAACCAAGCCGCCACTGCTGGTTCTACATCTGCTGCCCGTAAGTCTGGTGCTTTGTTGGCCTTCTTGAAGACCAATACTAATGAAGGTACTGGTGGTGGTGATCCTTCATACACTACTATCCCTGATGCGGCTCGTACAGATGCCACAACAACTAACTTGCGTTCATTCAGCGAAGCATTGCTGAAAGACGTAATTCAGAAGGTGTGGACAGAAGGCGGCTCACCAACTATCGTTATGGCTGGTCCTGTTAACAAGCAGAACTTGTCTAAGATGGCTGGTATCGCTTCTAGCCGTTTCAACATCAATGGTGGTGCTAAACCCGCTACTTTGATTGGCGCAGCAGATATTTATGTTTCCGATTTTGGTAACGTGAGTATTGTTCCTAACCGCTTCCAACGTGAGCGTGATGTTTTTGTGCTTGATCCTGAGTACGCATCAGTTGCTTACCTGCGTCCCTTCCAGACAGTTGAACTGGCTAAGACAGGTGATGCCGAGAAGCGTATGCTCTTGTGTGAGTGGGGCTTGAAGATCAAGAATGAGAAAGCTCATGGCGCAGTCTATGACTTGAACTCAACAATTCAGACCTAATCTGAAGACAAAGGGGTGGGCTAATAACCCACCCTTTTTTTATATGCACACAAAACTATTTGACATAAATACTGAAACTGGTACTCGCAAGATGTGGCATTACGATGCCGAGAAAGACGAAGCTACCATTGAGACAATTATTGATGCGACTCAGATAGTCTCTGACAACAAAGACAGATTTAATTCATTTGATGAGAAAGCCAATTGGAAGGGCGATATGCACCATGTTGCATCAATTCCTATGGCATTGTTTTATCAGATGAAGGCCGAAGGCAAACTTGATGACCAAGCTTACATGAAGCGTTGGTTAAATGACCCTGATAATCGTGCATTTCGCACAAGACCTGGAGAAGTTTAATGGATAGTAAGACCATTGGAATTTTGGTTCCAACACGGGATTTTGTTAACTCTGGATTTGCTTTTGATTTAGCTAGACTAGTTGGATATACAGTAGGTACAACAAATCATAAAGTAGTGATCTACACTAGTTCTGGCACTTTGTTGTCAGCACAACGTCAGGATTTGGCGAGGGATGCAGTAGCGGCTGAATGTACGCATACCCTATGGTTAGATAGCGATATGAGGTTCCCAAAGGACTCTATTATTCGTTTGTTAAAGCATGATACTGGTATTGTCTGTGGAAACTATGCCAAGCGTAGATTCCCTACAGAGCCGATTGCGGTGAAAAAAAATACCCCAGATATGGATGCAACATTTATAAATCGGGTATATACTGATGACGATTCAACAGGACTTGTTGAAGTAGACTACTGCGGAATGGGCGTAATGCTTGTCAAATCCGAAGTCTATAAATCTATGGAATATCCTTGGTTTGCTATCCCTTGGGTTCCTGCTGCGGAAGACTACATTGGTGAAGATGTCTGGTTTTGCCGTAGAGCCGCCCAGAATGGGCATAAAACATATGTGGATCAAGATCTTTCTAAGGAGATCTTCCATATTGGAACATTTGAGTTCAAACATGAGCATACACTAGCGTGTAGGGATGTAGAAAATGGCACTTGATACTTTTGCAGGGCTTAAAGCAACAATAGCGGATTATCTTAATCGGGATGATCTGACCGCTATTATTCCAAGCTTTATTACCATTGCAGAAGCCAAATTCAACCGAAAGTTGCGTACTCGCCAAATGGTTAAGCGTGCCAATGGTCAGATTGAAACCGCATTCTTTGCTTATCCTTCTGATTGGTTACAGGCCAAAGAGTTCCAATTAAACACTAATCCAATTGTTAGGCTTCAGTTTGTAACTGAGGCTTATGGTGATGAGTTAAAGTCCAATAGATATGTATCTACTGGTCAACCAGCTTATTACACAATTACTGGTACTCAGTTAGAGTTTATTCCTACTCCAGATTCAACATATAGCGCAGAACTTACATATTATGCTAAGATTCCTGCGTTGAGTGATTCAAACACAAGCAACTGGCTTTTAGCTTATGCCCCAGACTTGTACCTGTATGGTGCGCTGTTAGAGGCTGCACCATATTTGAAAGACGATGAACGTCTAGCCGTATGGAGTCAGATGTATATCAACTCCTTGGGCGACATTGAGGTAGCAGATCAAAGGGCATCTGTTTCTTCAACTCCACTTGTTCGTGCCCGTTCTTTGGGATAAAAAATGTCATCATTTAACGACTATACAGAAAATTTAGTACTAACGTACTTGTTTACAACTAGTTCTGCAACACGCCCTACCGCTTGGTATGTGGGCTTGTTTACTGCCGCCCCTAGTGATACTGGTGGCGGTACAGAAGTATCGGGTAATGGTTATGCCCGTGTGGTTACAGGAACAATTAGCGTTTCTGGCACTTCTCCTACTCTTGCAACAAACAATGCTGCCATTGAGTTTGCTGCCGCTTCTGGTGGGAATTGGGGAACAATTGGTTGGGCAGCAGTATTTGATGCCGCTACTGGTGGAAATATGTTGGCATGGGCTGCTTTGACAACAAGTCGTACCATTAATGATGGCGATGTATTACGTATTCCTGCTGGTAGTTTAGATATTACTTTGACATAAAATGGCTGCATACGGCTCTGGTTATTACGGAAGAGGAAACTACTCTTTTGGAGTAAGTCTTGGTGAGGCGACTGTTACCTCGCAAAGTTCCGTAAGCATTGCCGCTGATAAAATAAAAGATGTATCGTTAACATCATCTGCTCAAAGCGCAGTTTCTATTGATGCAAGATATAGTGTTGCAGTTTCAGCAACTATGTCTAGCGCATCTAATATAACTGTAGATGCGACAAGAGTAGCTTTTGTTTCAGCTACTGTTGTGTCAGATGCTGTAATGACAGTTGGATCGACTGTAATTTTAATAGCGTCTGTATCAATGGATGCAATAAGTGACGCATCTATATATGCTCAAAGAATACAAAGACCTTCTGTTTTGTTTGATGCAACATCTAGTATGGTTGTTGTGGCAAGAAAAAAATGGGAAACCGAGGTAGATATATCTGAAACTTGGACTCCAATTGCAGATGTTTCAGAATCTTGGACAACAGTTTCAGTTTAAATAGTTCTCTTAGGGGTAAAACATGGCAGATACAACAACCACAAATCTAGGCTTAACAAAGCCAGAAGTTGGCGCTTCAACAGATACATGGGGTACTAAGATCAATACTGACTTAGACTCTATTGATGGATTGTTTGATACTGGCCCAGTGCTAAAAGTTGCAAAGGGTGGTACAGGTCAATCATCGTTTACCAATGGTCAATTGCTTATTGGCAACTCTACAGGCAATACTCTGACAAAAGCGACATTGACTGCTGGCTCAAATATTACAATTACTAATGGCACAGGGGCAATCACAATTGCAGCAGCTAGTAGTGCGCCAGGCGGCTCAACCACTCAAGTTCAATATAATAATGCGGGTGCATTTGGAGGAATATCTGGAGTTACTACAGATGGTACTCGAATTACTCATGCAACTACCCTTAGTGTTGGTGCGGCAACCCCCTCAACAAGCGGTGCGGGCATCACATTCCCCGCAACTCAATCAGCTTCTACAGACGCTAATACGCTAGATGACTACGAAGAAGGGACTTGGACACCGACTGTTATTGGGTCAACGACAGCGGGAACTGGAACATACAGCAGTCAACTTGGTCGTTATACAAAAGTCGGAAGGTTAGTATCCCTTGAGGTTTATTTAATATGGTCAGCACATACAGGAACAGGTAATCTACAATTTTCTAATTTGCCGTTTACAGTTAACAGTTCTGTTAATTCTGGAGTTTCAATTGGCTATTTTGAAACCATTGGACTAACGGCACTTAATGTTGCAACGGCTTTTACTGCCCCAACTACAACTAATATTAGGGTTTTTCAATATCCTACTGGAGGCGGCTCGACAACGGCAGTGCCAATTGATACCGATGGAGCTATTATGTTTGGCGTGACTTATTCAGTTTAACTTATTTCGTTTAATTAACCTGATTGGATTATCAGGTCGGACACTAACCAAAGGAAAAAATCATGTCTTTAACTAAAACAACAACTGTAGACCAAATTACAGTCACCGAAAACGGCATCGTTCTTTATCGTGAGGCAACTCGCATTATGGAAAACGGCAATCAAATCAGCCAAACTTTTCACCGCACAAGCCTAACACCCGCACAAGACCTAACAGGCATCCCCGCTAATGTAGTTGCAATCTGCAATGCGGCTTGGACTGCTGAAGTGGTAGCGGCTTATCAAGCGGCACAAGCTGCGGCTGAAGCAGCACGAAATGCCTAATCATGGAAGACCAAGTAACCCATAGTCAAATCTACGAAAGACTGCTTGCAGTTGAATCTAAGGTAGATACTATAGACAAGAACACTAGTGGTCTTGTAGAGGCTATAAAAGCTCTTGATGGGGCTTTTAAGGTCTTAGGTTGGGTTGCCTCTGCCGCTAAACCAATTCTATGGATAGGCGGCTTAATCATGGCGGCTGGTGCTGTTTGGCAGACATTGATTAAAAAGTAATGGCTAATGTAAAGCAACAATTAGACATCCCTGCTATACCTTCATTGGGTACATCAGGACCTGTCTATTCTCAGAATCTCCAGAATCAAAACAATGGACTTTTGAGGTTGTTTTTTACAAAGATAGTAAATTCAATACAGTCTGTCATTGGCCCAAGTGGTGGTAAGTTTTTAAATAATCCTCATGGGGCTTTTCAAGACTCAACTGACCAAGTGGCTGCTAGTACTACTGTAGCTTACCCAATAACATTTAATACCACAGATTTTTCTAATGGTGTAAGTATAGTTAGTGGATCTAGAATTACTGTAGCTGATGATGGAATTTGGAATTTACAGTTTTCGCTTCAATTTACAAATACAACAAATGCTTCACAGGATGTAGACGTTTGGTTTAGAGTAAACGGAACAAATGTTGCAAATTCAAATAGCAGATATGGATTAGCTCCAAGAAAAGGTGCTGGTGATCCGTTTCATGTAATTATGGCTTTAAATTATTTTGTTAGCTTGAATGCAACTAACTATATTGAGATAATGTGGAGAACTTCAGATACAGGAGTTTCTATTGAGCAATATGCTGCGGGTACAAGTCCAACTAGGCCAGCAATCCCATCAGCAATTGCTACAATGAGTTTTGTGTCTAACCTACCTAGGTAATAGAATACAGATATGGCTTACATTCCTTTACAAATTCCTCCAGGCGTATACAAAAATGGGACTGAATATCAGTCTAAAGGCCGTTGGAACGGCTCAAATTTGGTACGTTGGTATGAAAGTACTATCCGTCCAGTAGGTGGATGGAGAAAGCGTTCTACAACTCAATTAAGTGGGATGGCTAGAGGAATAATTAATTGGCGAGACAATACCAATAATAGACGTATTGGAATTGGTACGCACTCAAAATTGTATTCAATGAATGAGAGTGGAACCTTAACTGATATTACGCCAGCTACATTTACTGTTGGTGACGCAAATGCCACCTTAAAAATTGGATATGGTTATAGCACTTATGGAGATTCTGCCTATGGTGTTGCTAGACCAGATCTAGGATCTTATACGCCCGCTACAACGTGGAGTATGGATACTTGGGGTGAGTATTTGGTTGCTTGTTCATCAAAGGATGGTCAATTGCTTGAATGGCAATTAAATGTTGCCAATGATGCCGTTGCCATTACAAATGCTCCAACTAGCTGTACTGGTTTAATTACTACTCAAGAACGATTCTTGTTTGCATTGGGTGCGGGTGGTAATCCTCGTAAGATTCAATGGTCTGACCAAGAAAACAATACAGTATGGACTCCTGCTGCAACTAACCAAGCAGGAGACTTTGAATTAACCACTATTGGCTCTTTGCAATGCGCTAAACGAATCCGTGGTTCTACCATTTTGTTTACAGATATAGATGTGCATACTGCTACCTATATTGGTCCTCCGTTCATTTATAGTTTTGAGCGTGTTGGAACTGGTTGTGGCGCTATCTCTAAACAAGCAGTAGCAACTACTGATAACGCTTGTATTTGGATGTCTGGTTCTGGGTTTTGGATATACGATGGATTTGTCAAACCATTAAATTCTGATGTTTCTGACTATGTGTTTGGGAATTTGAATGTTCCTCAATCATCCAAGGTTTATTGTGTTCATAACTCAAAATTTGGTGAGATTTGGTGGTTTTACCCAAGTTCTTCATCTAATGAAGTAGATTCATACGTTTCTTACAACTATCGTGAGAATCATTGGGCTATTGGTACTTTAGCCCGTAGTTGCGGTACAGATCGTGGAATCTTCAATAATCCAATTATGGTTTCTACAGACGGGTATGTCTATGAGCATGAAGTTGGGTTTGCTTATGATGGTCAAACATTGTTTGCTGAGTCTGGACCAGTAGAAATAGGCAATGGAGACAGAACCATGAGTCTTACAGGATTGGTTCCTGATGAAAATACTTTAGGTGATGTTCAGGTGCGTTTTAGCACTAAGTTCTATCCAAATTCTACTGAATATAGTCATGGCCCATATTCAATGGCAAACCCTACTTCAGTACGTATAAGTGGTAGACAAGTTGCCGCAAAGATTGAAGGTGTTAGATTGGCTGATTGGCGAGTTGGTGTTATCAGGTTTGATGGAAAACCTAGCAGTTTGAGATGATTGACTATGAAAAGTACAAGATTAATGGTGAATTGCCATTATGGGCTGTATCTTTTCAAAAAGTAGAAAAAATACTTCAACCTGCTTTAGAATACGATAACACTCATAATATGCAGGACGTAGCCGACTGTATAGACAGTTGTACGATGCAATTATGGCCTGGAGTTAATAGCGCAGTAGTAACTCAGGTACAAAACTTTCCAAGAATGAAGGTTTTGCACATATTTTTGGCTTCTGGTGATCTAGTAGAACTAGAAACATTCACCCCCCATATTCAGAAGTTCGCTGAAGACATGGGATGCCACAAGATCACCTTAACAGGACGTAGAGGTTGGTCAAGAACTTTTGTATCTAAATTTAACATGAAGCCAACACATTATTGGCTATCTACGGAGGTGTAATTATGTCTGGTGGTTCAAGTCAACAAACACAGCAGCTTGACCCTGCATTGCGTGATGCTTATTTGGCAAATGTAGCAAGCGCACAAGGTGTTGCCGCAGGTTTAGCTCCTAGAGAGTTTGCGGGATATAATGCTGACCAAAATCAAGCATTTGCACTAAATCGTTTGTATGCAAGCCCATTAAGTGCGCCTACTATGTATGCTACTGATGCCGCTAATATATTAAAACAAGGATCTCAGTATCAGCCACAAAATGTTCAATATGGCGCTTATGGTGGAGCGACTGTAGACCCTGCGGCTTTGGCTGCTCAACAAGGTTATACGGCTACAACTGGTCAATACGCATCTGCTGGACCTGCTGCTGCATATGGTGGCGCACAAGCTGGTCCTGCTTCTTTAGCTCAAGCCACTGGTTATACGGCAGAACGATTTGGTGGTGTATCTGCGGGTCCCGCAGAAAGAGCGCAAGCCGCTGCTTTAGGCCGTGGCGATATTCGTGATGTGTCTGCCCAACAAGTAGCCGCTGAAAGAGTTGCCGCCCAACAAGCCGCTGCCGCACAAGCCGCACGTAGTGGTGCAAGAGATGTATCTGCTACTGGTGTAACAGGCGCTCAAGTAACTTCTGAGGCTTTGGGACAGATTGCTCCACAAGCCCGTCAAAATGTCCGTGATATTCAAGCCGCATCATTTTTGAATCAGAATATTCAGCAGTATATGAATCCATATACACAAGCTGTTACTGAGCAAAGTCTTACTGATTTAGAGCGTTCACGACAACTTGAGCAACAAAGAACTGCGGCACAAGCTACTGCGGCTAAAGCATTTGGTGGATCTCGCCAAGGTGTAGCAGAAGCAGAGACTAATCGTGCTTATGGTGAGAATGCGGCTCGATTGGTTGCTCAACAGAATGCGGCTGCTTATGCCGCTGCCCAACAAGCTTCTGAGGCTGATCTTGCTCGTACTATGCAAGCACAACAGCTTAATCAGGCTCAAGATGCCGCAAGTACACAACAAGCATTGCAACTTGCAGGTCAGTTTGGTTTAGCTAATCAAGATGCAAACTTACGTGCGGCTTTGGCTAACCAAGGTGTTGATGTTCAATACGGCTTGTCAAATGCTCAAATGCAACAACAGGCGATGTTGGCAAATCAAGATGCTAATTTACGTGCTTCTCTTGCCAATCAATCTACTGGATTACAAGCGCAACAAGCTAATCAAGATGCCTCATTAAGAGCTTCCCTTGCAAACCAAGGTGTTGACTTAAATGTTGGTCAGCTAAATACCCAAAATATGCAACAAGCAAATCTTGCCAATCAAGCTGCCGCTAATCAAATGGCTCAATACAATGCAAGTAATTTGCAACAAGCAGGTTTGTCTTCTCAAGCTGCCGCAAATCAAGCTATGCAGTTTGGTGCTGGCGCTCAGAATCAAGCTTCTATGCAGAATGCTGCCGCACAGAATGCTTTGGCTCAGTTTAATGCAGGTAATCTACAACAAGCAGGTCTTTCTAATGTTGCGGCTCAAAACCAGATGGGGCAATTTAATGCTGGTAATCAGCAAGCAATGGCACTAGCAAATATGGGCGCTCAGAACCAAGCCTCTCAGTTTGGTGCTTCTGCATTTAACCAAGCAGGTTTGGCTAATCAAGCGGCTATTAATGCACGTGCTGCCCAACAAGCAGGATTGACTCAGCAAGCAGGTCTTACAAATGCTCAAAACTTCTTGCAAGCTAATTTAGCCAATCAGCAAGCAGGTTTACAGGGAAATCAGCAAAGAATTACTGCGGGTGGTCAGTTAGCCTCTGCCGCTACAAACTTGCAAAACCTTGGATTTGGTCAAGCCAATCAACTTGCTCAACAAGGCGCATTCCAACAAGGCTTCTCACAGCAACAGTTGGATGCCATCCGCAATCTTCCTTTGGAGCAACAACAGATCATCAACCAAGCATTGGGACTCAATGTTGGTGGTGGTTCTGGAATGCAATCTTCTTCTACTTCCAAGCAAGGTCTGCTTGGCGCTCTTGGTCTGTAAGGAGTTTATATGCCGTTTAATCTTGGTTTGCTGTCAGATGCAGCACTTACTGGTCTTACTGATGAAGAAAAGAGTAGTCTTCAAAAGCAAGCTACTCAACAGTTCTTGCTTGGTTCTTTGTTAAGCAATGACCCTTCTATGGGCTTGAAGTCTGCTTACTCAGTACCAGAACAATATTTGAGTGGTCAAAGAGCTATTACTGAGATGCAACAAAAGGCTGCTGATCGTGCCGCTGTTGCTAATTTCCAAGGCAAATATATGCCTACGCAATTTAATGAAGCTAGTCCTCAATATATGGGTCCTGTAACTCCAGATGTTGCAATGCAACAAAATGAGTTGAAGACTGCTAGAGCGCAAGGCCTACCTTTCAACATCCAGAATGCTTTGCAAGATGTAATTAATTTGCCTACTGCCAACCAAGGTCCAATGCGGGAAACTATTAGTGCTTTGCAACCTAAAGTGCAGGGTAATTTATTGCTAAACCCAAATATGGAAATATTGCGTGGTTTACCAACACAAGATAAAGGTATTACATCTCAATACAGCCCATTGACAGGTGGGTATTCTGCGGCTCCTGTGCAGAACTATATGCAATCTATGATTCAGACTACTCCTCCAGAGGTGTCTGCTAACACTATGCTTGTTCCAATGCAAGGCGGTGGCTTTACTCAACAAGCAATCCCAGGAGCAGTAACGGCTGTTGGAGATATTGAAAGAGCTAAAGCTGTTGCTCAAGCGGGTGGTCAAGTTGAACAAGTTATTGGTGCAGATGGAAAAACATATTACGTCCCTAGGTCTTCTTTGCTAACGCAACGTCCAACTGGCGCTCAAACTGGCACAACTGGTGGCGTTCCAAGTGGTGTTCCAAGTGGTGCAGTAGCTAAAATTTCACCTGCTCAAGAAGCAGTAAATCTTGCAACATCAAACCGCTATAACGAATTTACTAAAACATCATTAGATGCTGCAATGACAGTTAATGATCGTAAAACTTCTGCAGAATTTCTATATAACGCTGCTGAACAATTAGACCCAAATAAGACAACTGAATGGTTTGCTACTGGTGCATCTTATCTACGGGCTATACCTGGTGTTGGTGATAAATTTGATTCATTAGTAGGCAATGTTAACTTGCTGAACAAAACACGATCTGAGGGTGTTTTAAAGGGTCTTGGAAATATTAAAGGTAACGCTAATGCATTTGAAGGAGGCATTGTTGACAAAGCGACTACTGGTGTAACTGATCCTAAGTTTGTTACTAAGTATGTTTCTGCTCTTGAGATTGCCGCTGCAGATAAAGATGACGCTCGTCAAAAGTTTATTGACTCATATACAGGTGATCCTAAGTCTGTCTATACGGCATGGGCTAACTCTCCTGATAACCCTCGTTTGTATAACCATCCAAAGGTTAACCAATTCCTTAATGAGCAAATTTCTGCTAATCCAAGCGCACCTATTTTGCCATCAGGATTCCAGCTTGTTCAAGGTAAATCTGGAAGATATGGCGTTAAAAAGCCAGATGGTACTGTAATGTTTATTGGTCAATAATATGGCGACTAAAGACGAAATCTTTGCTTTTGCTGCTCAAGAGGCAGAACGCCAAGGTGTTCCTCTATCTTTAGTACAAGGTGTTGTTGAAGCTGAATCTGGTGGTACTTTTAATGCCATAGGACCTAAAACAAGATTCAATGATCGTGCTTATGGACCTATGCAGTTAATGGGCGCTACTGCTAAAGATCTTGGTGTCAATAGAATGGATTGGAAAGATAACATCCGAGGTGGTGTTAAATATCTAGGTCAATTATCGGAACGATTTCAAGATCCTACTTTGGTGGCGGCTGCTTATAACGCTGGTCCAAGTACTGTTGAAAAATATGGTGGAGTTCCTCCATTTAAAGAAACACAAAACTATGTCAAGAAGGTGGTTGGTATGGCTCAAAAAGATGATGAAGAATGGACACCAGTTACTGGTATTTCCCAACAGCAAGCTCCAACTGAAGAGTTTAAGCCAGTAACAGGTATTAATGTTCCTACACAACAACAAGCACAACAAAGACAAGTTGCTCCTACTTCTGCTGACTTCATGCAGAGTGTTAGAGCGCAAGCTTTTCAGCCTAAGACTCAATTTCAGCAAGATGTTGCCGCAAGCTTCAATCCATTAGATGTTTTGCGTGGAAAGACTACTAGTGGACAGTTAATCTTTGGTGCGGCTGATTTGATGTCTCAAGGAATTAAAGGCGGTCTAAGTAAGCTTGGCTTGTCTGATGAGTACCTTGGAATTGATCGCAACAAATTACAACCTGTTGCTCAACCTACACAGTCTATCAGCGACATTCTGAAAGGCACTTACAAAGTGGCTACAGAGCGTCCTGGTTTATTAGTTGGTGGCATGGGTACTGGTTTACTTGATCCTGCAACTTTGTTGTTGCCTGGCGCTATTCAAAAATCTATTGTTTCTGCTACACCTAATGTGCTTACACAAATGGCTCCTAGAACTGTTGCGTTGGCACAGAACATTGGTACTGGAGCCACTACTGCCGCACTAACATCTGCTGCCGCACAACAGGCTACTACTGGAACAATTAATCCTCAACAAGTGTTTAATGAGGCGGCTGTAGGAGGTATTTTGACTGCTCCTACTGCTGCTGTTAGTGCTTTAACCACTCCAAAAGCGCCAGCACAATTAACTCAAGCTCAATTGGTTGCTGAACGTGCTATTGCTGAAGGCGCTACATTGCCTCCAACACAAGTCAATCCTTCTATGCTAAATAGAATTATTGAAGGTATTTCTGGCAAACAACAAACAAGCCAAATTGCTTCTGTTAAGAATCAGCAATTGATTAATGAACAAGCACGTAAAGCTTTAAATCTTGCTCCTGATGTTGAAATTACTCCACAAGTATTGCAACAATTTAGGGCTGAAAAGGGTTTGGCATACGATGCTTTAAGAGCCAACCCCTCTTATTACGCAGACAAACAGTTTTTTGCAGATCTCAATAAAGAGACAGCTAGACTGCAAAACATGAAGTCTTTAGATGTATCAGCAGAATTAAAACTGTTAAATAATCTGAAGCAAATGAATTTCAATGGAGATGAGTTGGTTGAGTCAATCAAACGACTTAGAGATAATGCACAAACAAACTCTTCACCTCTTGCTAATGCTAGAGACAAGGATCTCGGTAGGGCACAAAAGTTTGCTGCACAACAGTTAGAAGCCCTAGCAGAGCGTAATTTAACAAACTTTAATCAGCCTGATGTGATGGCAAACTTTAAGCAAGCCCGTCAGGATATTGCAAAAAGTTATACCATTGAAAAAGCATTGAATGCGACAACTGGAAATGTATCTGGTGCTGATTTAGGAAACCTTGCTAGAAAAGGTAAGATTGTTCCTGCTGAACTACAAACTTTGGCAAATGCTGCAGGAGCATATCCTACTGCTTTTCAAAATGTTGCAAGGATTGGTAGTGTTCCAGGGTTTAGTCCACTAGATATTGGAACCGCAGGTATTGCTAGTGCTGCCGCAGGTAATCCATCTGTTATGTTGAGTGCTGCAACAAGACCAACATTGCGCTCTCTCGCAGTGTCTCCAATGTATCAACGTAATATGTTGCCTAGCTCTCAAGCACAAGCTCCAGGACTGTTAAACAGAATAACTTCTAATCCATTGACAAACTATGGTTTAGGCCAGTTGCCTGAGTATGGTACTGATCGTTTCTTACTCCCTAGATAACATGAAAGATTGGACTGTAGCAATCATTGCGGCAGTCTGTATCACATTGTTTGTGGTATTTGGTAGTTACATCATAATTTGGGCGATGCCGTGAGATGGTTAGTAGCACTTGTTCTTATCCTCTCACTGCAATCTACAGGAAAAGACCTATGTAGTGTGCGTGAGTTTTACTCTATTGCTTGGGGAATACACGATCCTACTGAGAGACATAAACAGATGGTTGAGTGGCTTACAAAACATCAGCACTTATGTAAAAGTACCGACTTTAAAGTAATTTGGAATAACTTGGCTGAATGGGCGGGAAATGCTGATTCACATCATCTAAGGGCATTGGTGATTCATGGATACAAAGAAGCACTGGAGAGGGAGAAAAACTAATGGATATATTGGAAATATTGCTTTGGTTAGCAGTCCCTTTGAACTATATCTATTGGATTTTTATTCACAATGATAGACACAATCAAGCTATTCCCGACTGTGCAACCATCTGGTTATCCAGATAGGCATGACCTTGCTCAAGTAAAGCTAGAGAAACAACATGAAATGAACAAGGCAAATGAGTTAGCCAAGCAGAAACAGACTCAGTTACAAGACTTATTGTTTGAGATTTATACTAAAAAAGTAGTTCAAGAGCGACTCCGTATGGAGATATTTCAGAATCGTAAACTGGATATTTATGTATGACCAAGAAACCGATAAGACCCAAGCCTCAGATAGAGGTAAAAGAGAAACTAACCCTTTGGGTGACACTGATGGTAAGCGCAACCCTGTGCATCTCTGTATTGGCTATGGTGGTCAGCTTTATGCTTGGCCTTTGGGCAAAAGAAGTGGACAACGGGGAAATCTTCAAGATGATTTCACCCGCTTTTTCTACTCTTATAGGCGGCATGATTGGCTTCCTGAGTGGTATCAAACTCAGTCAGAATGACGAAAAATCTAAATGTAAGGAATAACCATGTTTGAAATGTTATCTGGTGGAATACTTGGCTCTATCTTTGGTGGGGTGTTTCGCCTTGCTCCAGAAGTTCTTAAATGGATGGATAAGAAGAATGAGCGTGAGCATGAACTCAATATGTTTAAGTTCCAATGTGATCTAGAGGCTCAACGTGGTCAACAGAAACTAGCTGAGATTGGTGCTCAACGGGAAGCCGCAGTAGATGTAGGTGTCATGGATGCCTTCAACAACGCCATTACACAGCAAGCAGAGATGGTTAAAGCCGCAGGTGGATGGGTAGCCTCACTTTCTGCTTCTGTTCGTCCAGTAGTAACATATTGGGTACTATTCGTTTGGTCATTCATCCATGTTTGGTTTGCTTGGAACGCATGGTTAGGTGGTGCTCCCGCTACTGAAGTCTTCAAAACAATGATGACACCAGACTTTTCTGCCTTGCTATCAGGAACTATTAACTACTGGTTTCTTGATAGAACTCTCTCTAAGCGTGGAATATGAACTTAGAGTTGGCAGCAGAACTATGTAAAAGGTTCGAGGGCTTTCGTTCTAAGCCCTACCTTTGCCCTGCTAACGTAGCCACGATAGGCTATGGGTCTACTTACTATGCCGATGCGTAAAGTGACCTTAGAAGACCCTCCAATGACTCAGGAAGAGGCTAATCACCTACTAATGATTGAGTTGGAGCACACCTACTTACCAGGTGTTCTGAGAAACTGCCCGATTCTTTTGACAGATGAACGCAAGTGCAATGCCATTGTAGATTTTGTCTACAATTTAGGTATTGGCAGACTCCAAACCTCTACTCTCAAGCGCAAAATCAATGCTTCTGATTGGGAAGGTGCTAAAGAACAGCTTATGTTGTGGACTAAAGGTGGCGGGAAAGTGTTGCCTGGTCTTCTCAAACGCAGACAAGCTGAGTGCTCTTTGTTAAACTAAACTGTAATAATATCCTATAAGGTGTTGTAATGCCTAACATTCCTACACCACAAGATGTCGTACACTTCGCACATTGTGTCAAAAAGTGGCAACAAGTGCTTAGTCTTGGTGATTGGCGTATAGAAAAGGGAAGTAAACCTGCAAAGGCTGCTATGGCTTCTGTGGAGTTTAACCAGAATGCAAGACTAGCTACTTATCGATTGGGTGATTTTGGTGCTGAAAAGATAACGCAAGATTCCCTTGATAAGACTGCTTTACATGAGTTATTGCACGTTTTTCTACATGATTGTTAATGGTGGCAACTGACCCTAAATCCTCAGATGAGGATATTGAGATGCAAGAGCATAGGGTCATCAATCTGCTAGAAAAATTACTGTCTAAGGATACCAATGGGCGCTCATAATCAAACGTGTACCGATATGGAGTTCATCCAACTATGGGAGCAAATGCAATCTGCAACCGAAATAGCCAAGCATCTTGGAATTCCAAACAGAGCAGTTCATCTGCGTAGAAGGTGGATTGAAGATACCTACAAAGTAACTTTAATAGCAAAAGACCATCGTGGTGCTAACTATGCCGCTAACAAGCCAAAATCCTTCTCTCCTTTAAAACAGATAAATCTTGGCATACTGGACGGAACAGTAATTGTGTTCTCAGATGCCCACTTCATCCCAAGTCAGCGTACAACGGCCTTTAAAGGGCTTCTATGGGCTATAGAACAGTTCAAACCCAAGGCGGTGATATGTAACGGGGATGCTTTTGATGGAGCGTCTATATCTCGCCATGATATAACTGACCAACCACAGACTTCTGTCATCCAAGAGCTAAAGGCTTGTCAGGGTGCATTGGGTGAGATAGAGGAAGTTGCTAAAGCAGCGAGGCACAATGTAAAGCTCTTGTTTACATGGGGCAATCACGATATTCGGTTTGGCAACAGATTAGCGCAACACGCACCACAATTTAAGGAAGTTCAAGGCTTTAAGCTGACAGACCATATCCCAGAGTGGGACTTCTGTTGGGCAGTATGGCCTACAGATAACTTAATTGTTAAACATCGTTACAAAGGTGGTGTTCATGCCACACACAACAATACTGTTAACGCTGGTGTATCCGTAGTAACTGGACATTTACATAGCCTAAAAGTGACTCCTTTTAGCGACTATAACGGGATTCGTTATGGTGTGGATACAGGAACTTTAGCTGAGACTGATGGGCCACAATTTACTTATGCTGAGATAAACCCAAGTAACCACAGATCAGGCTTTGCGGTGTTAAACTTCTTCAATGGTCAGCTTTTATGGCCTGAACTCGTCCATAAATTTGATGAAGACCAGATTCAATTTAGGGGTGAAGTGATTGATGTAGGTGCATTTTGAGTGCTTGGCTAATCATTCTCACAGGGGCAATCTATGCCTATATAGCTGGTGAGCAGCTATTAAAAGAAAACCCCTACATGGCTATCGTGTACGCAGGGTACAGTTTTAGTAATGTGGGGCTTTATCTACTAGCAAAGTAGCTTATAGGCTACAGTGGCTCATGAGAGTTTAAAGCAAAGGGCGGCACTTCTTCTTCTTCGGTTTCTTCATCTTCAAAATCAAGTGGCTCAGTTGCTTCATAGTCAACTGCCCAACCATGTTCTTCTTGGAACTCAATAAATTCTTGAATGATTTGAATCTTCTCGAAGTCAAAGGTTTCAACTGTAATTTTCTCATTACCAATAAAGCCAAAATCCATTTCAAATTTCATGGTGT